TTATAAAGTTTCCGTATATTAGTTGAAACAAAACAATAGAGCATAATGAAAAATCAATGGACAGTATTTGAAAGCATAGAGAGTGGAATTATTAATGGATTAGTGGTTTTTGCTGATTCTTTAGACGAAGCAAGAGAGGAGGCGAAGAAACACGCCCCTATTTTTTGGGATGAATTAAATTGCTTCTGTAGATTCACTAATGATAATACTAATCCTTTCAAATCTAGGGTATTTAAAGAAGTAATTGTAGAAGGGGATGATAAAGCATGGAGAGGTTATAATATGACTTTGCTCCAGGCGGAGAATGATATAAAAGGGGAAGATTATAATTTCATTATTTTTAAAGGATAATTCAAATGCTTATACCTATATTTAATAATTATTTAGTTCAAGGCCCTATAGAGCCTGATTATTTAGATGAATCAATGGAATTAGAAGTAATTGAAAGCGAAGTCTTAGCTTGTGATCTAATTAGAATATCTTTCACAGATCATGAAGGTTTTACATTAGGAAAAGAATTTGAATTTTTTGCAGTTTGGAAGGAAGGAGAAGAAGCTGAATACTCATGCTTCAAGAACACTTGTGGTGAATATGCTATATATGTAGAAACTTCTATGGGAGAGGCATATCAAGGTTCAAAAGTAATAGAGATTGAATACATAGGATGAATAATAAGGAGATCAGGAGATTTGCAGTAATAGAAGCAGCTAAGAGATCATTTTGGCACTTTCAAAAAGCCTTATACCCTGATTTCTTTACAGATGACAAAAGCCATCTACGGATATTAGCGGATACACTTCAGAGTATTTATGAAGGTAATATAAAAGATTCAGATGGGAATCCTGTAAAAAGGCTTATGATTAATATGCCTCCCAGGCATGGAAAATCATTCTCATTAATAAATTTTGCTGCTTGGGTATTTGGTAAGAAGCAGGACAACAAAGTTATAGCGGTTTCATATAATAGCAGTTTAGCAGGAAGGTTTTCAAAAGGAGTAAGAGATTTAATTGATACAGAAAACCTATTATTTGAAAAAGTAGGTTTCAATGATGTATTCCCTGGAGTAAATATAAAATATGGAGATAGTTCCAATTCCATGTGGAGTTTAGAGGACCAATTCTTTAATTATCTTGGTACTGGAATGGGGGGGACTATTACAGGAATTGGGTGTAATATTGGGATAATAGATGACCCTATCAAAAATGATAAAGAGGCTTTCAATGACAGGGTTTTAAATGACCATTGGAGTTTTTACGTGGATACTTTTCTTTCTAGGTTAGAGCAGGGAAGTATTCAAATCATAAATATGACAAGATGGGCCACTAAAGATCTTTGTGGGAGAATCCTTGAATCAGAAGGGGATAAATGGCATGTGTTAAAGATGGCAGCCCAGGAGGATGGAGAAATGTTATGTCCTTCCTTGTTAAGCCTGGAGGATTACGAAGATAAGAAGGCTAAAACTTCTCCTGCTATCTTTAGAGCCAACTATTTACAGGACCCAGTTGATGAGCTAGGGCAGATGTATAAGAAATTTAAAACTTATTCTACTCTTCCTGAAGAAGGAGAACGCCATAACTACACAGATACAGCAGATACGGGGGCAGATTATTTATGCTCCATTAATTATTTAGTGTATCAGGAGCAGATTTATATTATTGATGTGCTTTATACTAAGAAATCAATGGAGTTCACAGAGCCTGAAGTTGCTAGGATGCTAGAAAAGGACCAAATACAGAGGGCGAAAATAGAAGCGAACAATGGAGGGAGAGGATTTGCCAGGAATGTTAAAAGGCTTTTGAGTAGTAACTTCACCACTATAAAAACATTTACACAAACTAAAAATAAAAAAAGCCGTATATGGTCTAATAGTTATTGGATTGAAGAAAATGTTTTCTATCCTGATAATTGGGGGCAAATATGGGGAGAGTTTTATGCTTCTATGAGGAACTACAAAAAAGAAGGGGTGAATGATCATGATGATGCTCAAGACTGCTTAACAGGATGTGCAGAGCAAGTAAATAAACCTAAAAGAATATTCAAATAAAAATTGTAAATTAGTAGAATGAGTTTTATTACAAAAGCAATTCAATTTTTTCAAACTGATACCAATAAGAAAATTAATTGGAGTGAGTTTCTTGGATTTGACAAAGATAATCCTGTAGCAAGTTATGATGAATTTGTTAACAATGGATATTCAAAGAGTCCTGATTTAAAACCTGTAGTTGATAAGATAGCTCAAACGGTATCTTCTGTAAAATGGGCTGTTTACCAGGAGAGAAATGGAGAACTTATTTTAGATGAGAATAGTAAGCTTTGGGATTTATTGCAAAATCCTAACCAAAATCAAACATGGAACGAATTGCAGTATGCTTTAACGGTAAACCTAGCTTTAACAGGAAATGCTTTATTAAGAGGGGTTGATTCAGTTGGTATGGGAGTAGAGGGAGCATTCAGAGAATTAGAAGTTCTTTATACTCAAGGGATAACACCTAAATTAAATAGTAATCACGATATAGTTTCTTATGATTATCAGATAGATACTATAGATACTAATTATTCAGCGGACGAGGTTGTTCATACTAAATACTTTAATCCTGGTGAGAAAGGGCTTCAAACAGGGATGGGGTTATCTCCTTTGCAAAGTGCCGTTCATCCATATAGGACTTCGCTTCATCAATGGGAGGCTTCAAGTAACTTATTGAAAAATAAAGGGGCTATTGGATTTATTTCTAATGAATCTGATGATGTGTTAGATGATAAAGAGCTTGGAGATGCTCAAAGAATGTTTGATTCTAAGATAGGTGGGGCTAGTAAGTTTGGTAAATCAATTATCACTCCTTCAAAAATGAAGTATAATTCTATGGCAATGAGTGCTACTGATATGCAGGTGATTGAAATGGGAGTAAAAACACTTAGAGCTATATGCAATATTTATGGGGTTGATTCTTCTTTATTTAATGACCCTGCAAATAAAACATATAATAATAGAAAGGAAGCAGAAAAAGCTTTATGGACTAATGTCAATATTCCTATCTTAAAAATGTTTGAAGCATCTTATAATAGGTCCTTTGTAGAGAAGTACAGCAAAGAAGAAAATAAAAACTTAGTGCTTAAATATGACGTATCAATGGTTGACGCCCTTCAAGAGGATTCAGATAAGAAGATTGATAGGGTTATCAAGTTATTGGATAAAGGGATTATCACTTTAGACCAAGCAAAAGAAATGGTTGATATAACTGATTAAAATGAGAATAGAGGATAAAATTAATACCAGGTATGCTTGTAAAAATCTAGCATTAGAGGTGAAGGATATTGATAGTAAGGAAGGAATTGTATCAGGATACTTTGCTTCTTTTGATACTTTAGATTCTGATATGGATGTGATTATAAAGGGAGCTTTCAAAAAATCCATCCAGGAGAGAGGACCACTATCAGCGGGAAATAGAAAGATAGCTCATTTGAGAAATCATGACTGGGACAGGCAGATAGGGAAGATATTAGAGTTAGATGAAGATGAAAAAGGGCTTAGATTCGTTTCAAAAATGGGTAGAAGTACAGAAGGGAATGATGCTTTATTAGACTACCAGGATGGGATACTAAGAGAACACTCAATAGGATTTAATTATATTGGGGATAAAGTTAAATTCGTTGAAGAATCTGAATATGCAGATCAAGGGCATTTTGATATTTTTGAGGTAAAACTTTGGGAAGGTTCAGGGGTGACTTTTGGTTCAAATAGTTTAACTCCTGTTTTGGATGCTGCAAAAAGTTCAGGTGATTATGATGAATTACTTGGGAAGATACATATCTTAGAAGAATCTTTCATTAAAGCTTTAAAAAATGGTAAGGGGACTGATGGAAGGTTAGAGAATATTGAAATGAGATTCAAACAAATACAACAACTTCGAGATTCACTTATCACTAAGGAGCCGTTTGATAAAAACACTTTAAAGGAGAATAAGCCGAATTTAGAGCAAGAAAAGAAAAAACTATTTTTAAACTTAATATTAAATTCATAAAAATGTTTGTAGAAAAAACAGTTGAAGAATTAGCAGCAATGGATGCTAAGAATTTACAGGAGTATTATGTTGCAAAATTAAAGCATGAAAATACTCAATTAGAAGCAAGATTAGAAAAATTAGAAGGCGAGACTAATGAGGTAGCAATCAAATCTTTAACTGAAGAAGTTGAAGAATTAAAAGCTCATAAAGTTAAATCATTAGAGTCAGCTTTAGAAACTCAAGGAGCGGTATTAAAGAAACTTCAAGATGGTTCTTTAAGTGCTGATTCAGTAAGAATGGCAGAAAACACAGTAAAAAAAGCATTAGCTGATCACGCTGAGGATTTCGCAAAAGCAAAAGACGGAAGACACGCTTTCAGATTTACTTTAAAGGCTGCTGGAGATATGACTTTAGCGGGTAATGTTACTGGAACAGTACCACAAGCACAAAGATTAGAAGGGATTAATGATATTGCTGAAAGAGAAGCAAAGACTTATTCTTTATTCCCTAAATTAAGAACTGCTGCTAATACTATCGAATGGGTTTACGAAACTGCTCAAGATGGAACTATTGATGGTACTGCTGAAGGTGCAGCTAAGGACCAAATCGATAATGATTTTGTAGTTACTTCTGTAGCTTTAGTAAAAAGAGCTGCTTATTTCAAAGTTTCTACTGAAATGTTAGATGACGCTACTTTCATGGAAGGATGGTTGAGAAACAAATTGATCGTAAGATTATTCTTGGATATTGATAACCAAACTTTAAACGGAGATGATTCTGCTCCAAACTTAAACGGTATTTTAAACCAAGCTACTGCATTTGTTGCAGGAACTTTTGCAAATACTGTAGATAGTGCAAATGATGCAGATTCATTAGTTGTTGCTGCTAACCAAATCAGATTAGCAAACCACAACGGCCCATTAACTATCATGATGCATCCATCGGATGTAGCTGCACTTAAATTAGTTAAGTTATCAGCTTCTGATAAAAGATATGTTGAAAGATTAATGATGGTAGGTTCTACTATGACTTTAGATGGTATTCCAATCATTGAGAATACAAATATCACTGCAGGAGACTTCTTAATTGGAGACTTCTCTAAAGGTACTATCGTAGAAAAATCAGGTATTGAAGTAGAAATTGGATTAGATGGAAATGATTTCACTAAGAATATGAGAACTATCTTAGCTGAGTGGAGAGGTCAATTATTCGTACAGAATAATGATACTACTGCATTCGTTACAGGTACATTCGCTACTACAAATGCTGCATTATAAACGCCATAAGCAAAGGGGTTAGTATAGGAACTGAAGCCTCCCTTCCTTAATTGGTTGGGAGGTTTTAGTGGTAAAAGAACTTTATTATGGCTAAAAGACAGACAGTAAAAAAGGAAGTGCAAAAAGTGGAAGAAATTCCTTCTGCTTGGGCTAAAAAAAGGAGTACTGCAGTAGTGGAGATTGAAATGGAAGGGAAATCTTACCATGTTTCAGTTGATATTGCTTCTGTATTGATCAAAAAAGGAAAAGCTAAAGCTAAATAATGGCGAGTATATTAACAGCGGATGATTTTGTAGGTGAGTATGAAATCCCTTCAGGCGAGTGGATTGATGCAAAACTGGATATCTATATAGCTCAAGTGGAGGAGGATATGCTTATTTCTTTGCTTGGATATACTCTTTATGATGAATTTGTCACTGCATTAGCGGGTTCTCCTGCTTCTAAATGGACTGATTTAAGAGATGGAGCTACTTATTCAATTGGAGATAGAGCTTTCTACTTCAAAGGGATTTTAGAAATGTTAAAATGTTTCACTTATTTCTATTATGTTAGGGATAATCAGTTTGAAAATACTCAAGTAGGGATAGCTATTAATAACACAACAAATTCAGAAAGAGACACTCCTTTTACTTCTAGTATTTTAAAAAGGATGTGGAACAGGGGTATTGATATTTATAACGATGCTTGTTCTTTTATTGTAATTAAAAATGAACCTGCTGAGGTTTATGCAGATTTTTATTTCACTGAAAGGAGTAAGGTAAGTTTGATATGATAACACAGGTAAAAGATTTCGTTTCAACTATAGTTGAAGATGTAAGAACCACTACTTTCGTAACTGGAAGGGTTTCTTCAGGAAAATGGCTATCAGGGGCCCCTTATTTTTTTCATGGGACACCTATCGAAATCAATAATATCTTGTCAAAAGTAAGAAAGGGAAAGCAGAAATTCCCTGCTGTATTTTTATTCGAGCCAATTAGTACTGGCGAGAATGATGATAGAATGAATAATATAGGGGCTTCACCTCAATTACAGTTGTATTTTATGAATGACTGGAAGGGCCAACAAAGTTGGGATACTGATGATCATTATACTAATATAATTGATGATATGGATTCTTTAAAAAGAGAGTTCATAAAAAAACTGAAACAGAATAAAAACGTATTGGATGTATCTTCATATTCAACGGTGAGACACGCAAAATGGGGTTTATTCTTCAATAATGAAGGAAATAAAACTCCAGTATTTAATGAAATGTTAAGCGGTGTTGAATTGAATATAACAGTAGATATAGACAAGATAATAGATGGTTGTAATTTGTTTGATGAATATAATTTTTAAAAAACTTAAATTGATAAAAAATGGCTAATTGTTGTACTTTATCCAATAGTAGAGGGGATTTATGTCCTTCTATAATGGATATTGCTAAAAGATTCATTGTTGTACCTGAAGTAGATGGTTCAGGGGCTAAGAATGAATTAGCAAACGTGGCTGCAGTAACTAAATCAGCTTTACAAGCTAAATTTGATGCTGCAGATAAAGATGATAGATATTTTCCTATTTCTATTTTAGAAAATGTTGAGGATGTAAGATCAGAGCCTACTTTCTTTGAATTTAATTCAGGAAGAAAGGCAAAAGTAAAAGAAGGAACCAGGACTTTTACGGGGTATATCCCTTTTCAAGGACCTGAGTATTTAGGTAAATTAGAAGCTTGGAGTTGTGCTAAGTTTGGTGTTTATGTAGTAGATAAAGGAGGGAACTTTATTTATGCTACTGATGAGAGCACTAAAACTAAAGTACAGCCTATTTTAGTAGATCATGAAAGCTTCTCTGCTGAATTAGTAAAGAAAACTGATGCTGAACCAATTATGATTAAAATCACTTTTGACTTCAGAGAAACAGAAAAAGATTCTTTATTAAGAGCAATTGATGCTGATGATTTAGATTTCGATGGTTTATCTTCTACTGATATTTATGGTTTATGGGATATGACTCATGCAGTAACTTCAATCTCCACTACTTCATTTGTTTCTACAATTACTGAAGAAACTTATGGACATGCTATTGAAGGGTTAGTTTTAGGAGATTTCAGTTTATATAATGATACTGATTCAGCTTCTGTTTCTATCACAAGTTCTCCTGAAAGTGCTACGGTTCCAGGTGAATATACTTTCACTATCCCTGCACAAACTTCAGCGGATTCTATGACTTTATCAGTTTCTAAAGCGGGGT